GTACCACGAGCCATCTCTGATCAGTTCTTCGAACAGTTGATTGTACTTCTGTTGATAGTATCCGATTTTTTGCCTTTCAGCATCATCTTCTCTACCGAAGTCAGCAACCCTAGGAAGAGCATATTCATACATGGCATGATAAACGCACAGATCGGTAAAATCATTTTTTCTAGCACGGATGCTTTTGGCATCCACAGCCGGAAGGTCTGCTCTTGTGCTAAGAGTTAGACTTTGATTCTTACTGGTCTGTAATTCATACCACCATGTACTTGCTCGCAGTTGTGAGAGGATCCTTTCAGTGCTACGCACCAAAAGGTCCTCAACCACAGTCTGTGTAAGGGCCTCGTTTTCCACTAGGACTCGATTATCACGACTCACGAAATCATCGTAAGTCGCCATTGCTATAACCTTTGTCGTTGTTTCTACGAAAGCCATTGGTTATCCTCTATTACGAGTCTAGATGACAGAATACACCTCTGCTCGCATCAACTACACCTACACCTGCGTGTAAGTTTGCCACGATATCGAAACCAACCGCTTCTGCTCTTCTCGCCACCTCTAGGTCAACGTTTTTGAACATAGCAATTCTCATCGCATCACCTGACATAACAACAGCAGTCGGATTAATTAATCCTGTGTTCGCTGAAGTCAAGTATGAAGAAACAAATGAATCTGCGCCGGCTATTTTTCCTACGAAACCTGTTCTCATCGCTTCGTTTTGGTAATCACCACCTGCGAATGCTTGAGCACCGATCTCTTTCATGATGTTTTCGTATTGTGTAGCCGCGATGATCACTTTCAAAGCACCTGTTTCACCATTTGCTCTGATTGTTCCCATTGCCTGATAGATGTGTTCTAATTTAAGAACTTCATCAGTTGTCTCTTGTTGGGCTGTTAAGCCTGACATAGCATTAGCCACATCGATGTCAAATTTAGAAGATACAGATTTACCAAGGATTGAACCTACATCATTTGTGTCGATTCCGCCTAGGTCTCTCAATACCGTTCTAGCCGCATAGATGTTAGCCGGGATATTTACTTTTGTATCAGCAAGAGCTTTAACACTGAAGTCAGTTGTTCCGTCTTCTGATGTTAATTTCTGTGCTGTGTTGTCCGTTCCATAACTGTCCGAAGCGTGTGGTTTTAACACAGGAACCTGTGCTACCGCCGAACCCGCTGGTACATTTACGAAAGGAATTAAACCACCACCTAAAAAAAGTGATGTTTCATGTGCCGCATATACTGTAGCGGCTTTTGTGTTTACGACCAAACTGTCTAGGTCGAATGCTGAATTATAAGCCATTGCTTTAATTCTCCTTTATTGTTGTTTAAACAAGCCCTTGTTTTAGAGCCTGTTGATATTGTTTTCTATGATCTGGTTTAGATAAATCTAACTTCCTCAAATCAAATGTTTCGGGTTTTAGGCCCTCGTTGCCTACCATCGATTTCGTTGATGTTGTCGCCGGTGCCGCACCCATGAAGTGGGGATTCTCATCTAGAAACGTTCTCACGAGCATTTCTGGTGTGTATGGTTTTCCCTTGTCATCATATAGCACAGTACCGTCCGCACCCAATACTTCAACGTCGCCTTCATTATTAAGTCTAACTCGTGAAGCCAACAGTTGTTGGACCTGTGTTGGTGCTATGGCTTTGTATTTTGCCGCGGCATCCAATAAAGGTGTGTTCACTTTGTATTCCTTAATGACAGCATCTCGTTTCAGTATCTCTGCGTCCTTTTTTTGAGCAAGTTCCTGTAGGGTCTTCTCGAACTCTCCCCTCTTCAATGCTTCCTCGGTCTTTTTCTTTTCCGCGTCCGCCTTGAGTTTCTTGAGCTCGTTTATGTCTCCCAAATCAGCGAATTGTCTCTCATATTTTTTGGCTAGACTGGATTTCAATCCCGCCATATGATTGTCAAATTCTTCCTGACTGTAGGTCTTGCTTGTTTTTTCTGTTTCCTGTGTTGGTTCAGTTGAAGCCACAGTTGCTTCATTTTCCAATGATTGATCGCTCATCGTTGCGTGCCTCCTTAAGAGTTATTGTTATTTAAACCGGTGTCGTCGTCCATTTCTGTACGCACTTCTTCCGGGTGGATATAGCCCTGGGTCATCAAGGCCTCGTGTTCTGCCTGTGTCTTGGCCACTGTGCTGGCACCCGTTTGTGGGTTTGTCATCACGTGTGGTTCGAACTGGCTCAACACTTCGTCCGGTTCATGCCCTAGCAATTCAACGATGCTTCTGTCAATCAATCTGTGAACTTCAGTGTTGTCAGTGGCTTTCTTCGCTGATTCCAATTGGGCATACTCGTTCTGAATATCTCGGATGTTGAATGATCCTGGATATTCAATTTCGCAGTCATATGGTCTAGCCATGTAGTCCGCAAAAATTCTCCAAATACCTTCTTCTGCCAATTCCAAATTGTCGGCCTTCTCACTCAAACGTGCTGACAATAATTGGAACTCCTGTTCCTGTGAAACTCCCGACATCCTTTGTGCCTCGGTGCTTCTGATGGAACCTATGTTGGCCATCTTCTCGATGGACTTGGAAATATGTTCTATGCTTTTCAATATTGAGTCAACCGATGCCCCATTGTAGTCCAATATGTAGGGTTTCAGTTGTGGATCTAGATTCTCTGATATGTGTATGATGGATCCTGCTCCATTACCTGTTATGGTATCCGGTGTACACACAAGAGATGGATGTGAATCCAATCTGATGGTCTGTTCTAATTCATTTAATAGGTTGTAGATGGTCTTGGAAGCATCCGCGATGTCCTGTAGATCTGATATGCCTATGCCCCTCACCGGTGCTTTTTTGTTGTAAGCACACACGGCCGGTATGTAGCCCAATCCATTTGCTTCTTCTGTTTGTTCCACGATGGCCGGCTTGGCTGTTTCGGTCTCGTTCATCACTACTGTTCTGATCGTGTCCGGTGTCCATTCCTTTATGGTCTTGACTGTGCCATTCACATCTTCCACATAACGGAAATAATCCAATTGGTAAGAACCATTGGCCTGTCTCACGTAATTCCAATCCAATACTGCCAATGGAGTCAGCAGTGATAGGTATGGCCTCACACCATATCTCATCTCGTCGGCCCTTGTAGCGGCTCCGGTGTATGGTTTACACACCACCACCCATGCGGCTCCAAAAACGGCACTCCATGTAGCAACATCTTTCATGAAGTTGTCTAGGCTGGTGCCATCCATGTCGGCATCCCGAAGGAATGACTGTGCTTCTGCCAAGTTGCTCAATGATCCCAAATTCCTGTAGGGTTTTTCTCTGAATAAAAATGAATTATAAACTGATATCACTGATGAACAGTGGTTTTCGAAGTGGCTGGAATTCAATCTGTATCTGTATTCCGAGTCCGTCTCCAACATATACTTGATAAGATGTGATCCGTCCTTCCATGATTGACCCCCTAGGTATGCTTCTAGGAAGTAGTCCCATCTCTGTTGATGATCCGCGTATATCTTGTTGCCCGATGCCAAAGACTCAACGGTGTTTGAAAATGTCTTCATTATGCTCATATTATTATGCTCCTAATTTGTGGCCCCATCTAGCCGGTGTTTGTGGTAATATATTTTTTCTCAACGGTTCTAGGCCATCGCATAGATATCTCACACAATCTGAAAAATGATCCCAACCTGAATTCTTGTCCGGCACGTGTGTAGATTCCTTATAACTCCATCTGTCCATAGATTCAATTAAATTCTTACATCTGGGGTCAACAAATAATTTTTGTATTCCGTCAGCATTAAGTAATAAACTATTTACCGTGTTGATGGTATCCTTGACCGCGGTATGGGTTCTGGGTGCCCGGACTTCTATGCCGGCATTCTCCAATATGGTGAAGTCGGTCTTACCAACCGCTGAACTCTTGTTCTGCCTGCCCGATGGATCAGCATAACTGATGATACGGGAATTGGGATATCTCCTCTTGATCTCGTCGGCCATTTCCTGTGTGTTGGATGTGTCCATTTTTAATTCATCGAATATGTGTATGCCCTGTTGTGTGCGATCAGCGAACACACAAGTGGCTGGAGTGAAGTTGAAATCCTGTCCACAGAATATGACCCGCGGTATGTCCTTGTCAAATTTCCGGACCGATCTATCACGATCGAATTGGTGGAATATCTTGGTGCCGGTGGTGATGAAGTCTGCCAAGAACTCCTGATCAAATGATTTCTGATCCATCTGTTCTCGTGCCGATGCTATCTCATCCTCTGACACTATGCCCCCGTCTATGGTACGATACTGCCATCGGCCCCATCCTTCGGTGTGCTGGGCCTGTGAATAAACATCATATAAAAAATTGGCTTTGCCCTTGGGTGTGCCCAACAATAGGGCATGACCCTTACGGTCTGCCAATAAGGGCCTCACTACCTCAAAAAAAAACTTACCATCTATGTCCTGACATTCATCCAACACAGCAAAGTCGGCCCCTAGACCCCTGATGTTCTCACCGGCCTCGGCCGATCTCAACAGGATCTGGGAATT